TCTCATTGTCTCCAGTTATTAGACGATGTTGAACAATTGAAGCTTAGTATGTTGGATAATGTGCGCCCTGAAGTTATCTGGATAGATACACTGAAGGATGCCAAAATTCCTATTGCGAAGGCTGATATTGGCAAAACCCGTCTATTCACCGCATGCCCCATGCATTATAGTATTGCTTTTAGACAATATTTTCTCCCGTTCATTGCACACGCTATGAGGAATCGCGTAGATAACTCTCTAGCCGTTGGTATTAATCCTACCTCTGTGGAATGGACTAAGCTCGCGCAGCGTCTTCAACGCCAAGGCTCCGATGTAATTGCAGGAGATTATTCCAATTTTGATGGAACTCTGCCTGTACAATATGTCGAAGTTGCCGTGAAGATCATGTGTGACTGGTTACGTGCTAACTGGGAAAATATAGTCAAAGCAAACCGTAATGTGGTATGTGGTCGAAACTTAACTGAAGAACAATTTTACGATTTTTTGTACAAATTAGGAATGGAATGTTTCAACCATCTACATATTGCCAATCATGAAGAGGCGAATGGCGCACTGGTTTATTTCGTTCGTAACGGTATACCTTCTGGTTGCCCTGCGACGGCTATACTTAATAGTATAGTAAATCATTGCGTTTTAGCTGATTCTTGGTTGTCAATTATGCAAAATGAACCTCTCTGTGAAAATTTAGCAACAATGAGTGCGTTTTTTGAGCACACATCGTCTATTTTTTATGGAGATGACTTCATTATGAATATACGACATTCTGTTATAGACTTGTATAATCAGGAAACTCTTACACAAGTTCTTAAAACTAATTTGGACATGGACATGACCGACGAAGCAAAAACAGGTGACATTGTAAAGGCTCGAAAACTAGCTGATGTCTCTTTTCTCAAACGCAAATTTCGCTTTGAAGAGAGTATTCAACTATGGGTTTCCCCTATGGATATCAATGTGCTCCTTGATGCACCGAATTGGGTTCGTGCGGGTAACGCTTCTGCGTTACAGATATGCGTTGACACTTTATCGACATATTGTCTTACCGAACTAGCCCTCCACGATCGTGATGTGGACGATTATTGGCGACCAAAAATGGTAGCTTGTGGTCTAAATATCACTCGTGGTACTGGAATCGCTTTCACTCCTGATAGTAGGCGTTCTGTATTAGCCAAATTCAGGAACGAACAACTGAATACAGAAATTAACTTTTAGTATGATCTTTATATTATAATGTTAGGTATATGGAAAATTAATATAATTGCTACTAAATTATAAGGCTTAGTTATTTAACTTTACTTATTAAGATGGCCTACGGCAGCCCCGTTAAAATCTAGATATATACCAAATGTCATTAGCTGGTTAGGTAGCTACTAATGTCAGAAATTTACCTGCAAATTTTCAAAATACTCAAAATTATACTCAACAACAACAAATTCTAAAATTCTCTTCCGAAGGTATTGCTCCGAATTCTAACGTACATCTTGATCCAGTTTCATATAATAATGCGTTTATGGACTGTGTCAATGATGGTCGCTCTCATAATATTATTTCTTTTTTGGAAAGACCTATTATGATGGTGACGGCGGCTTGGCCGACTACGACGGAACGAGGAACAGTTCTTCAAGCTTTCGAACTTCCCTGGGATATGTTATTTAAAGATATGTATAAAACTAAGGTTGATCGCTTTTACGGTTTTCGAGCTGACTGCGAGATTAGGGTACAAGTTAATTCTCAACCCTTTCAAGCAGGACGCTTACTGTTAAGCTGGATACCTGGTTATCGTTATTTAGGTAATAAACAACAATATTATTCATCAACAACTACTTCTTTAGCTGCTAATGTAAAATATCTTCCCCCAATCACTGGTTCACCTCATATAGATTTAGACTTGTCTACCTGTACTGAGGCTACTATGTGCGTCCCTTATATAAGTCCCTATTCTTTTTCAGAATTGACTAATGGTATTGGTTCTATGGGTCGTTTCCAATTGGTAGTTTATTCACCATTGAGCGACACACAGACTGGTACTGTTGACTATACTATTTTCATGAATTTTAAAAATATACAACTTCGATACCCGACTGGTTTGCCACTTACAGCAACAGCTCAAATAGGTTCTGAAGCCGTAGAAGAAGCCGGTGGTGCTGGTATTATTACCTCCACCGCCTCCGCTATATCTACTGCTTTAGGTGCTGTTGCCGACATCCCAGGCGTATCACAATTTGCTCAACCTGCACTGTGGGTATCTAAAAATATCGCAGACGTCGCGCGTCAATTTGGGTGGTCAAAACCTACCTCCATTGAAGCGCCCCACGTGACGAAACTTTCTAGTACTCGCTTTATGGCAAATTCTGATGGTGTCGATACTTCTCACATTCTTTCGCTACTTTCCGATAATTCCCTTGAAACTGATGCGTCGCTTTTTCGGACGAATGTTGACGAGATGGCATTATCTCATGTCGCTCGTACGCAAACGTTTTACACGCGATTCGCTTGGTCTACAACGGCTGCAGCGGGTTCAGTGTTGTTCAGCGCGCCCATCACCCCAAACTTCTATCGCTATACTATATCCACCACTCAGTATGCCCCTACAACCTTAGCTTATACTTCGGCTGCTTTTAGGCAATGGAGAGGAGGAATTAATTTTAATTTTAAGTTTGTTAAAACTAAGTTTCATTCTGGTAGAGTTAGGATTATTTACGTTCCTGGTGATTATTCAGCAGGGACCACACTTCCCGCAAATTTCGATATAGATGCTAATTACTCGACTGTAGTAGATCTTAGGTCAGATACGGATGTAGAGTTCAACGTGCCATATGTCGCAATTCAACAGTGGTTATTAGTCGATAACGCTTTCCCCGGAACTGCCCGCACGAATTTCTTTAGCACGGGCACCATTTATATGGTTGTGCTTAATGAACTTCGAGCTGTCAGTGCTGTGGCTTCGTCTATCGACGTTATAACAGAGGTTGGTGCCGCATCGGACTTCGAACTCTCCATACCCCGTCTACCTTCTATATATCCCAGTGACGTTAATTTCCCGCCTCCAGCGACTACTACCACGAGCTCAGTTTTAGAAAAACTAGTTCGCGCAACCGCTCAAGTGGGAGAAACGGAAGCGGTTATGGCTCCGCCAGAGGTTGTTCAAGCCACTGGTGCTATTACTGCTCCACTAACTTCAAAAGAATTTAGTGGCACTACATATGTAGGAGGTGCTATTACAGTTGGTGAAAAAGTATCATCAATCCGCCAAGTTATTAAAAGATTTCATAAAATTTACAGTGATGCTGCAGCTGGTAATCTGATTACTGGTTCGTATCAACTTCAACCCTCCAAAGTAAATTCCCCTTTAAATTCTGGCTCTACATTACCTAGGTCTATAGATATGTATGATTATTATTCTTATTTATACGCTTTCTTCCGAGGCTCATTTAGATTTAAGGTTTTGCCGTACGATTCTCAAATATATGCCGCTCGTGTGCGTTTGTTGCCTGAGCAGTTGATAACATCTGGGGCTTCCCCCGTCGATTTTGTCAACGCGCTCTTGCCGGAGTATTTCACAGCTGCAGATGTGTATATGCCGCGTAACATCGAAGGTGTATTTGAGTTTCAAGTACCGCATTATTCGAGGTATCCTATCTTACCTATTATAGCAGGTGGGAATATCTCTTCCGATTTATTTCAGCGTAATTTCACTGAGATAGATCTTTCAACGTCGAGCACTAATGCGCTTTTGGACAGGACAAAGATCACTGTCTATAGAGCTGTTGGTGACGACTTCTCGTTCAATCAATTGATTGGACCTCCCTTTGTGTCACAGTATACTGCGACATAAATTAAAAACGTTGTGTTCCACTACAGGTGAAACTGAGGAAACAATGGTAGGCTGTGCTGCTATTCGCTTGAAAGCTATGCATTCTGTGTATAGTGAGTATGTCGTTGTGTGGTCATTACGCCGAAACTGTAGCTGTTTACAATAACGTTGTGTGGATTGGGAATCCTGAACGAGCATTAGCTCACATTAGAATTACTTATTATTAGCTCTTAACTATAATAATATTTTAGTCTCTAGATTTAAGACTTAATCGACCTTATATAATATCTAGTCATAATTCTTCTTATTAATTTAGATTAGGCTCAATAGTCAAAAATACTAGCCTTGCATACATTAGGTGTGCCCTTACTTTAGTAACTAATTTTAGTTCGATCCCTGGGTACGCCCAGTAGAAGTTTTTCTCACTTTTCTTCTTTAAGGATCAAGAAGTGTAAACTTAAGTTAAGATACGTTAA